CGAAGGAAACTTAAAACAAGAACTAGCAGAATTAGAAAATGAACAAGGACCTGATGCAGATGCTAAGTCAATAGTATTAGAGTTCTTGAATACATATCAACCAGAAATTTATCAAGCATTGGATGTTGACGAAAGCCTATTGTCAGAACCTCTTGTTTTAAAGAGAACAGATCCAGCTGATGATACTTCAAGAATCAATAATCCAGATCAGTCTACTCAGTCTACTTCTACTGAAAAGGCACCAGAAGAACCACAGGCTAGTAACTCTACAACGAAGGCAACCATTAGAACTAGAGAACTTCCTCCAGAATTTCCAGGTGCTATACCAAAATTAGCAGACCCTGAAGTAGAATTTGATGAAGGATATTTCTTAGGTCCAGAAGACTTAGATGCATGGAAAGCAGACGCCATAGAGCGTGTACGTGATGGAGAAGTTGATGGTTGGACCGAACTATACAGCGAATTAGTAAGCGATTTAGGTATTAGTGAAAAACGTGCAGAATTGATTGCAAAACAGATTTACGGAAATCAAAGAAACCCAGCACACTACGCAGACGATAGTGATGAAGTCGATGATTTAGATACATTAGATGATCCAGATGACGATGATGCATTCTTGTCTAACTTGCGTGGTGACATTGGCAAGCATGGAAAGATAGGTTTTGAAGTTGACGAAGAAGATAAACTTCATGTTCCAGATTCCGATACAGATGAACCAGAAGTACAAAGGGCTCATGAACCAAAAGGACATGATCCAAAAGAAATTGCCAAATTTATCATGGGATTTTATGATAAAGAAACAGGCCACTTCCCATTAGGCGAAACAGGCGTACTAATCAAAGTAGAAAAGCAATTTGGTAAAAAGGCAGCTAGATTGGCTAGAAGGCTCATTAGAAGTCTAGCATCTCGAGGAGAGCGTGATGAATTCGAAGACTTACGAGTTCTCAGCGGTCAACGCCCTGCTAAATTACACGACACAATGGCAACACCAGTTATGGCAAGACCTGCTATGGAAACAGCTGATTTTGCCAGTATTTTAAAACTAGCCGGTTTGAAATAAAATTTCATAAACAATAGTTGACAGGCTAAATAAAAACGCATACAATAACATGTATGCGTTTTTTGTTTGTGTAGTAGCACAGGCAAATTAAGGCAAAAACAAAGGCTAAAATAAGGAGAAAAAATTATGGCAACTTTGGCAGAAATTAGAGCAAAACTTACAGAACAAAATAACCGTCAACAAGGCGGCTCTTCAACAGGCGGTGATAACGCCATCTATCCACACTGGAACATGGAAGAAGGTAAAGAAGCAATCGTTCGCTTCCTTCCAGACGGTGATCCCAATAATACTTTTTTCTGGGCAGAACGTGCAATGATCAAGTTACCTTTTGCAGGTATCAAAGGTCAAACTGATTCACGTCCTGTAACAGTACAAGTTCCTTGCATGGAAATGTGGGGAGAACAATGCCCAATCTTAACAGAAGTTCGTCCTTGGTTCAAGGATAAGAGCTTGGAAGATATGGGTCGTAAGTATTGGAAGAAGAAGAGTTATGTTTTCCAAGGATTTGTTCTAGATCCAAATCCAATCGCTGAAGATAAAATCCCAGCCAATCCAATCCGTAGATTCATCATTGGTCCACAGATTTTCAATATCATCAAAGGTGCTTTGATGGATAATGAGATCGAGGAATTGCCAACTGATACTGTTCGTGGTCTTGATTTCAAGATCATCAAGACTAACAAGGGTGGTTATGCTGACTATAGCACAAGTAAGTGGGGACGTCGTGAACGTGCTCTAACTGCTGACGAACAGTCTGCAATCGATGAACATGGATTGTTCAATCTTAAAGACTTCCTTCCTAAGAAGCCAACAGATGTTGAACTCAAAGTGATCAAAGAAATGTTTGAAGCATCAGTAGATGGCGAAGCATTTGATATGGATCGTTGGGGACAATACTATAAGCCAGCAGGTGTAACTGGTTCCGGTACTGCTTCTCGTGGTGCTGATCCAGAAGCTGATGTTGGTGCAGTAGATGCGGCTCCAAAGGTTTTGACTAAGCCAGCAGTAGCAGAACCTGCTCCATGGGACGAAGCAAAGACTTCGGCTCCTAAGGAAGAAGTTAAGTCACAAAGCAGTGAACGTGCCCAAGACATTCTTGCGGCAATCCGCGCTCGTCAAAACAAACAATAAAAATTTAGGAGGGTTTACGAATGGGTAAGGCATTTGATGTCTCGAAGTTTCGTAAAACCCTCACTAAGTCTATTGATGGGCTTGGTGTTGGTTTTAACGATCCGACAGACTGGATTAGTACAGGTAATTACGCATTAAATTATCTAATTAGTGGCGACTTCCATAAAGGTGTTCCACTAGGTAAAGTAACTGTGTTTGCTGGTGAATCTGGCGCAGGTAAGAGTTTTATCTGCTCAGGTAATTTGATCCGCAACGCACAACAACAAGGAATTTTCGTAGTATTGATCGACAGCGAAAATGCTCTAGACGAGGATTGGCTCAAAGCATTAGGTGTTGATACTAGCGAAGAAAAGCTACTCAAACTCAACATGGCTATGATTGATGATGTTGCCAAGACCATCAACGAGTTCATGAAGGAATACAAAGCAATGCCTGAAGGAGAGCGTCCAAAGGTATTATTTGTATTAGATAGCTTGGGCATGTTGCTAACTCCAACAGACGTTAATCAGTTTGAAGCAGGTGATTTGAAAGGTGATATGGGACGTAAGCCCAAAGCACTAACAGCACTTGTTCGTAACTGTGTAAACATGTTTGGTAGTTACAATGTTGGATTAGTTTGTACTAACCACACATACGCTAGCCAAGATATGTTTGATCCCGATGATAAAATTTCAGGCGGACAAGGCTTCGTTTACGCAAGTTCTATCGTAGTTGCTATGAAGAAATTGAAGTTGAAAGAAGATGAAGATGGCAATAAAATTAGTGAAGTAAGAGGTATCCGTGCCGCATGTAAAATCATGAAGACACGTTATGCCAAGCCATTTGAATCTGTACAAGTTAAGATTCCATATGAAACAGGAATGAATCCTTATAGTGGCTTAACAGATATGTTTGAAGAAAAGAGTCTACTCAAGAAAGAAGGAAACAGTCTTGTTTATGTTTCTCCAGATGGAGAAGTTATTAAGCAATTCCGCAAGGCTTGGGAACGTAATGAAAAGAACAGTCTTGACACCATTATGGCTAATTACAATACTTCCATTGCACGTAAGGAAGCTATTGAAGACACTATAGAGGAAAATGTTTAATCATGGACGAACAACTAATCATCGAAATTTGGGACTTGTTTAAGGAATATATTCCTGGCAAGAACATGGAAACTGCCGCCAACCACTTTGTTGATTTTTTAGTAGACAAGGATGTTGATACTAGCACATTAGAAGGTCTGCAAGGTCTTGACAACCATCTAGATGAAGCAATCAAAGCATTACTCAGAGAAGAGGAAGGCTATGATAATGAGGAAGAAGAACTCGATTTTGATGATGAGGATTATTGATGTGGTATAACAGGGTAAGCAAAGATCTAGCAGAACTTCCTGCTTGCCTTGAATACTACTACGATGAACTCGAAGTAGCTCAAAAAGAGTGTAAGATAACTGGCAACATTGAGAAATTATCTTCTCAGTTGCCAGGTATTGTAGAACATAGATTTCACCAGCTTCAAGAAATTGAAGCTATCTTAGAATATCTAAATATCGAACTTAGACGTCTTCGTAGCAAGACTTTTAGAAAATATTTAGAAAACTATCAAAGAGCTTTGAGTAGTCGTGACGTAGAAAAATATGTCGATGGCGAAGCAGATGTTGTTGATTTTGAAAAACTAATCAACGAGTTTGCACTGATCAGAAATAAATGGTTAGGAATTATCAAAGCATTGGATATCAAACAATGGCAAATGAGCAATATCATTAAACTTAGAACTGCTGGAATGGAAGACATAACATTATGAGAAAAGTTTTCATTTGCGATATAGATGGTAAAGCTAGCGATTGTAAAGACTTTTTGCAGAGAAACAGCGAAGACCGATTGATATTTTCTGTCATATCAAACACAAGTGTAAAAAACGAACAGATCAACAGTGAAGAAAACAAGCACAAGTTACTGTATCTAGTTCCATTCTTAAATCAATATCAAGGAACAGTACTTGTTGTAGAAAGTACATTTGAATCTAAAATAGATATTGATATATTTTTTAACCACAAAGAACTCAATAATCTCGGTCCTAGAGTTTATTTTGTAAATCACAATGCTTGGATTATCGATTGTCATAATGATTCTAATCTAACGCTAACTCCATTTTATATAGAAGAAACCGATCGTTTTAAATTGAAAGAATCATTTCCGTTTGAAACAGTAGATAGCATTTGACTTTTTCTTAATCTTCAACTATAATATTAACATGAATTATATTGAAGACCTTGCCGTTGCTTTCATGATGTTTCGTGTGCGTGTGGGCAGTTTTGATGAAAAAATTGCTCGAAGCCTTGGCACACAAGCATTTGAAAACAAGCCATATACTCAAAAGCAGTCTGAAATCGTCTTGCGTCTTCTAAAAAAATATAGACAGCAATTCATTAAGAACGGCTATACATATATTGATAGTCTTCTAGAAAATCCTGTCTTTAAACATCCAATTAGATATGTTGATCAAACCAAACACATTTCACTTGATTCTGAGGACAAGTCCTTTGTACTAAAATTTCCTTATAATCAAGAGTTAGTTGCCAAATTACGCGAGTGTAATCAAAAGAACAAACTGACAAAGGCAACTTGGGTTGACGAAGTCAAGCATTGGAAACTTGAACTGAACGAAGAAAGTTTGCGATTTATCATTGACGAATTGCTACCAAGGAATTTTACTGCTGACGATGAAACATCTTCATATATTGAGCAGTTTGATTCTTTGAAAAATAACTTTGAAGATTACATTCCTATGTTAGTCAAGGATAATAACTCTTATAAATTTAAAAATATTGGAGTTGATTTTTCTTCAGAAAATCTGTTACAATCACTAGTTGCTAGTACTAAATTTGGTGTCTATGTTTTTGATGATCAAGTCACAAAAGATATGGAAGACTTGAACCAAGGGCGTCCGATCACCAAAATTTTTAAGCACATTGACAAACAAAAGATTTATCTAGACAATAGCGCATACACTAGAAATGACATGATTTCTATTGTCAAAGATTTAGATATGATATCTGCCATCTTCTTATATGAAGAAAGCAGTCATGAAGTCATTACCAAATGGGTAACTGATCTAACTGATCAAGGCGTTGCATTAGAAGAGATTGCAGTATACTTCCGCAGGAAGAATGATGAGGAAGGCATTAAATTTAATAAAGCAGTCAAGGATCTTGGATTGAACAAAGATGCATCAAATGAGAAAGTCAAATGGATGTTCTTTGGTAGTAAGTATCCAAAGGTTTTAGTTAAAAATAAAAAATTTGCAGATGTTTGTATTTGTGAAAATAGATACGTGAGCACACATCATAGCGTTATCAATACTATGAGAAACTCAACGTTTACTTTTTACCATAACGATCATTTGCCAAGTGGAGATGAAGTTGTCAAGTTGTAAGGTAATTTTACGAGACGAAGTCAATGTAAAAATAGAAGGACTAGACTTAGATACTAGGAAAAAACT